TATAAATTGTTTAAAAAATTACCCTGTGTGATGAATAGTAGAACGGATTTTACCGCTTACTGTTTCTTGGCTTGCTATTACTGGCTTAAAGCCATAAGCAAGCATATCCGATTGAATAACCGAGGTCATTCCATCAAGCCCATTGTTCTGAACCCTTGTTCTTTCCTCATAAATCTTTGCTCCTTTCAGGCTTAATATGTAAGCATGAGTGAGCCACATTCCGTTTCCTTTCCATAAGTTAGGCAGGCCATCTATTTCTACTTTCTCAATGGTTTGCTCTCCATAGCCTGCATAATACTCCCAACCTAAATGCAATAATTCAAACTCAGGCAACTGTCTCCAGTTTGTCGATAGTTGAATAAGCTTATCCAATTCAAAGCGGGCATCATCTTCCAGCACAAGCACATACTCAAGTCCTTGGTCAATCTGCTTTTGCCAAACTTCCCGATGGCTTGCACAGCATCCAATTTCTGAAATGCTTATTTTACCTCTTTTGTGTTTTGCCTTTAGGCTGTTATCTACTCTATGCTTGACAAAGTTCCCATCATTGGCAACATGGCACTCAGCCTGATTCCCATGCTTATCAACCAAGCCAATTGCCTTTAGATGCTGAATTAATTTCAGCTTTCTAATAGGTGTCTTCTTTAGGCTTATGTAATAGATTGCATCAACAGGCAACTTCACAACTGATCCTTTCGGTAATTGAGAGGTTAATGGTGAAGAATGCTGTTTCAAAATTCCTTTCTTCGAGTCCGAAGAATTGCCTTGCGATTGCTTTTGAATCATAATCAGTAGATTCGTAAGTTATTCCTTTTGTTCGGTTGATAATTGATGTGATGGCAAACTCTGCACTTTCTAAAGTTGTATTTGCCACAAGCTTAATTGTAACTGTCCTGAGCAGGCTATTGGCTCTGCCTCCTGCTGGTTGTTGCTGAACTGAGGCTGATTCCCTGACCAGGAACATTACTAACTTATAGCCATCATTAACAGCGCAATAAGTTGTGCCATCCTTGGTTACATAATTGCCAGCCTGATTTTCAATAATGCTCTCAACTGCTTCACCATAGTTCAGCATTTGATTGCCTGGATAAGTTGCAGCCAAGTTATTGCATAGATCAGCAATTGCGCTTTCAACTGTTACCTTAGTTAATGTCATCGGCTTAGGTATTGAATTGCTAATCTGTTTATTGTTTGCAGGCTCTGCTCCAACTCTTTGTCTGAAAGTTCAAAGGTAACACCAAATCTGCTTTCAAGACTATTTGCAATATTTAATTGTTCAGCAGACACAAATGTAACACCATAAGCAGTGTCAGAGATTGGCACAGGCCTCCAAGACTTCCACATGTCTCCTGAGAAAGTGAAGTCAATGTAAGCAGTCTGCAAACCTAATTTCTGCCTCAGTTGCTTATAACTATCAGTACTTGCAAGAGTTTTTAATCTTCTCTTGTTTCCAAAGGATTGAGCCTTACCGAATGCTGATGGAATGACTCTCTGACCATACTGACCTATTTGACCACCATCAGACTTTTGTCCATCCTGTTGCACTCTGCTTTGTACTGCCGGAGCAGCATACACAGCAGCAGCTCTCAGAACCTTATTGGCTTGTGAGGCCTCCTTAAAGTTCTTAAGTTGTTGCTTCAGGAAAGCAGATGTAGAATCATAGACTGGCATAAATCTTTAAAATAATTTTGCAGATAAAAAACCATTGTTTACTATTGCATTCAAATCTAACCAAAAAAAAATGAATACAGAAAAAGCAAAAGTAATTGAGATGCCAGGCAATGGCATATTCATTGACATCTTTTCAGAAGACTTGAAAGAGATTCAAGAGGCTGTTTACCGTTATGGTGGTAATATAATAGTCTATGAGTTAGCAGATGAATGGCGCATCTCATACACCTTGAATGCTCATCCATTTAGCATGATGATCTATGGCATTCACATTACCCATGAGCAATTTAATGCTCAGGTCAAGGCCTTTGGAGGTCAGGTAAAACAATTTGAAAAAGGTGATAAATTGACTCTGATTGATAACCTCTATTTTGTATGAACAGAGAAATAAAAGAAGGTCTTAAGCAGGCTTTAGTTATAGCCCTTACCTATTCAGTCTACCTGATTCTTGCCTCATTACTCATCATTAAATTCATTGCTTATGTCTACAAGTAATGTAACCATCTGCCTGACCTCTTACAAGAGGTTTGACCTACTTGAAAGGACAGTCACAAGCCTATTACAATTTTGGGATGATGTTCCTCCTTGTGAGTTTATAATTCATGAGGATTCAGGCTCTGTGCCTTCTGAGTTTAGAAGGCTATTAGATCAATGTGTTTATGAGGAGTGGAAGCTTATGCCTATTTGGTTATTCTCTGAGAATGTTGGGCAAGTTAATGCCATTGATAAGATGTATGCACTTGTTGAGACTGATTACATTTTCCACTGCGAGGATGATTGGGAGTTTGATTGCTATGGCTTTATACAGGCTTCTAAGCAAGTCCTAAAAGACAATTATTCAATTGCATGTGTTTGGCTTAGGTATCCGGCAGACCGCAATGGTCATCCAGTAATTGGACATCCTTTGACCACAAAGAATGGCACTAAATACATCTTACTTAAGCTTAATTATCGTTCTACTTGGCATGGCTTTACTTGGAATCCTGGTCTAAGAAGGCTCAAAGATTACAAGGAGGTTGGTAAGTTTAGTGACTTTACTTACTTCTTATCTAACAATCCATGCAAGTCAGAGATTGATGCAAATACTAAATACTTAGAGCATGGCTTCAGAGCAGCTTCATTGCTCAGAGGATATGTTAGACACATCGGAGGCAAAAATTCAACATCTAAATTCAAATAATTATGGGAGAGAGAAATCCACTTTATGTAAAAATAACCGCAAGTTGCACTGAAGAAGAAAAAGACAGATGGCTTGTGGCAGTTGGTCAGCAATCAGCATCAATGGTGCTGAGAAAGTTAGTAAGAGACTACTGTATTGAGCAGGAGACTAAAAAAGCAGAATTAAAAAACCTTAAACTTAGCGATAAGTAAGGCTCATGCTGGTTGGTGTAAGTGCGAATAAATAGCACCTTGGGTAACAGGCTGACTCATAATCGGCAGATGGAGGTTCGAGTCCTCCACCAGCACCTAAATAATTAACAATGGCAGACATAGCAATGTGTGAAGGAACTAATTGTCCAATCAAAGAGCAATGTGAGAGGTTTACAGCAACACCTAATGAATATAGGCAGTCATACTTTGCCACTGTGCCTGGCAAGCATTATGATGGCAAATTTAGTTGTGAGATGTTTTGGGGAATGCCTCAAGAAAGGATTATGAACCAACTTAAAGACATTGTTAATGGTCAAAGCAATTAAATCATTAATGCTTTGTCTTTTAATTATCTCCTGCAAAAAAGATGATTGTCAAACCTGCACACAGATGCTTTCAGAAGACTACTATCCCGATAGGGATGGATTTCCTAAAACTACTTCTTCAAGTTACTATTCTTGTGGTGGTAATAACTCTTGGATTGGCAATCAAGTCAATGTTCAGAGGTTTATACTTAATGACACATTGGTTACAAAGGTGCTTTCGGTAGATTGTAAATAATTTTACATTTGTTCATGCAAAGGACTCAGATTCAGGAACTAATTGACTGGATAATTGACCATGAAGGTCACATTGATTGCAATGATGTCTTAATTAAGGCTGAACTGATTAACATGAGGTCAAAGCCTAAGATTGCTGCCTACTTGCACAACGGAAAACTTTACAAATCAATTGATGACTTCAGGCTGAGTACTATGAATGAAGTTGATGATCCTAAGCCTTTATTTTATTCTTGGTAAATTGCATCATGGAAAATCTACAATTGAAAAATAAACTGCTCTTTTTGAGCCTTGGAATTATGGCTGGTGTCTTTATGACTCTTGTGGCTCAATCAATCATCCCGGAGGAAGGTGAGCAAGTTAATTGGGTAAATATGAGCCTTAATGCTGTGGCTGTTTTGTTCCTGACTTACAGAATTTATTATCACTTAATAGCCAAGGATAAGTAATGGGCGCAATCACAGACTATTTCGGGTCAGAGACTACTTCTAAGACTAATATTTTAATTAACCATCCTCAGCACTATGGTGGAGAGGAGAACCCTTATGAGGCCATTAAGGTGATTGAGGCTTGGAATCTTGACTTTCACCTTGGCAATGTAGTTAAGTACATCAGCAGAGCAGGCAAGAAGGGAAGCAAACTTGAGGATTTAAAAAAGGCTCAGTGGTATATGAACCGAGCCATTGAGCAAGCAGAGAAGTTTTAAACCAAAAATTATTATGAATATTAGTTTTGAAGACTATAGAAAAGCATTGAGCATAGTTCATCAATATGAAGAGTCTCAAAAAGAAGTTGCTGAAATTAAATCAGACACATTAGTTCGTGATTTATCAATGTCCACAAGACTTCGTAATGGCTTATCTATTTATTGTAGCTATAATCCTTTAAGATTAAAATTTAAAGAATACTATAACTTAACTATTTCTGATTTAGCACTTATCCCATTAAATGACTTTTCAAAATATAGATGTATAGGCAAGGGATCTATTGATGAACTTATTAGTATTTGTTCATCAGCAGGAGTAAGGATAAATCCATAAATCGAAAACCCCTCCGGGTGAGCATTGTAAAGAGGCTTTAGGAGTCTT